TCATGGTTGTTAAAATAGTTTAAGTTGTGATTTAAATTGATTAAACCTTTTTTCCTGTGCCTCAAAATATTCCTTATCCAATTCAAATGCCGTAAAATCAAAACCCATATCATACGCTGCAATTCGACTGCTTCCAGAACCTAAATGTGTATCAAGTATTTTATCTCCTTGCTTTGCGTAGTTATGCAAAAGCCATTTGTAAAGGGCTATTGGTTTTTGCGTAGGGTGTATTTTTTTTGTATCACTATTTATAAATCTATGATGTCTTAATTCTACCTTTCTAATTGTTTTCCCGATTGACATCCAAGCAAGCTCTCCCATTGAAAAAGACAAATCAAATGGCATGATTTTATCCCAAAACAACCAAGCCCCAGTAAGTGGAAGTTTAAAATAATTACCACCCCAAATAATTTGATTTTTTGAAACTCTAAATAATTCATCAAAATATCCATCATTTGGAGTTTCGTTATCCCATTTCACTTTTTTATGTCCACTATGCTTATGTCCTTTTCTCCTTCCCATGTTATGATTAATGTTTATCCCATACGGTGGGTCAACAATAGCCAAATCAAAGTATTTGTCTGGATACCGTGCCATGCCTATCATACAGTCTTCTAAATATACATTTGATTCTTTCATGGTTGAAATTCATTTACGAGCCTTTCAATCTCCTCCTGCCTCCGCTTCTCCTGTGCGGCAGGGTTGGAATACATAAATTTAGTATAAATATTATTTGCCTGGGAGTAGATATTGCTAATAGTAAAGTTAGCCTTTAGCCACTTATCGGATATTTGCCATGCTGCAGTTGTAAACATTTTAACCATTTCGTCTGGTGCCTGCTCACTGGCACTTACCTTTTTTAGCCATGTTACTAACTTTTTACAGTTTGCACCATCTTTAGCTGTCATAATAAAATTGCCTTTATCACTTGGATAGGTAACACCTGCAAGACGTTCATAGGTGGAGGCGAAGGCGGAAAAGCAGAGGTAGGTCTCGGAGGGTTCGCGGTCGGCTACCTTTTCTTTTTTCGCAAAATTTTCTTTTGGGTCAGAGTCAGTGTTCAGAGAATCATGGTAAGCCTGGCGAGAGAAAGGATTATTAATTTTTGGTTGAGCAGGCGTGAAAGAATTTTCACATTCTTTTTGTAGGTCTATATTTGTATTATTCTTTCTTTGTTCAAAGTCTTTATTTGTTATTGTCGACTTTTCCCGTGTCGGATTTTTTCCACTGTGGTTTTTTACCGTGTCGGTATTTTCCATACACGGTGAAAAATTGATGGTATAATCGTAGGAATCAAACTTACCTTTTTCCCTTCTTTGTTCCCTTATTAAGTATCCAGTTGATAATAACTCTTCCATATACTTTCTAAGTGTATCCTTTGTGTACCCCAATTCCTTTGCCATTGCAGATTGGTAAAACTGCCAATCATTGGGCATGGATGCCATGTAGCAAAAGAGGAATCGAGCGCGGTCGGATAGTGCCTTATTCCTTATAACACTATTAGGAATTGTTGTAAAGTTTTCCTTTATTTTGTTGTTTACCTTATTCATAATTATATTTTCTTGATGAAAAAGCTATTAATTCGTTTATTTCACTATCGGATAAATGTTTAACGTGAATCATATCATTTAATGAAAACAATATTATACCATTTACAATTTTAGTGTTAGGATATTTTATTTTATCAATGGTTTTATCCTTAATTAATTCAGATAATTGCTGACAATAAATTCTTTTTTCTTTTGGATGTTCGTCTACAAAAAATAAAATCGTGTCTATTTTTTGAGTTTCATAGATATGCAAATATTCTTCATAATTTTTTATATTTATTCCTGTAGCATTGTATTTATTTAATCTTGCTTTAGATTTTATTTCAGCTATTTTAAAAATCTTTTTATCTTTTATAGCTAAAAAATCAAAAGCATGAGCCTTGTCTGTTATAGATTGATAAACAATATATCCTTTTTGCTCTAAAATACCTAAAACAATCTTTTCTCCTAAATTACCTTTTTTTACCTGTATTTTGTTATTCCAATTATTCATTAAAATTTATTTATATCGTTACCAAATACTTTCCAGCCTTCTCTTTTTTCTCTACTAAAATATTCCAACCTATTTCCCATTGTAATTTTTTCAATCATTTCAAAAAAACAATCGGGCTTTCTTGAATGCTCTCTTCTTGATTCAGTAATTATATCCCTGTATGTAGTATTATCCCAGTATGGTTTTCCTTTTATTCCTACTAAACAAAACTCACATTGCATTCTAAACCATACACCCATGCCTATTTTTTCTTTATTCCAAACCAATGTAGCTTTATAATCTGTTTTCCATTCCTTTAATATTTCAAAAGCATCAGGCAGAAATTTATGAGTAGTCCAAAGTAAAACAACAGCATTATCCATTAAAGGCAATTTAATATTCTTTATTTGTTCTATACTCATTTCAGGGTATGGATTCGCAACTCTTCTACCAACAGAATCAAAAGAGGTTATATTTTTACTTTCTGCTTCGTATGGCCATGGAGGGTCAATCGAAACAACGTCAAATAATCCAACTAAATCAGGTAATAAACCTTCTTCAATATCTTCAATTTGCTTTTGAATCAATTCAACTCTTTCAATTTTCTTTTCCTCCTTCTTAATTTCCTTGTATGCCTGATTAATACTTACTTCCCCTGTTCTTAATTTTTCCTTTACTTCTTCTGGTGCTTTTGTTCTTACAATATCAAACATTGCAACCTTACCAGTACTCCATCCAAGTTTTTCGGCAATTTCTTTTTGTGTATTATGAGAGCCTTTATCAACTATTGATAAACCCTCTTCTTTTTTATGACCTTCTCCGTATGTTTTACCAACCTCTATTAATTTTTCTTTTCCAATGGATTTTAATAAATCTCTTATGTAAGATAGCAATTCACCTCTTACAAACTCAGGTAAGTTTCTCCTTCCAAGTTGATTATTTACCATCCATATTTTTACATCATTAATATTATCAAACTCCTTTTCAAGTGTTTCGTAATTCATGTCATGTTCCTGCGCAATCCTGTATCGATTGTGCCCATCAATCAAAATGCCATTCCATGTAATTAATGGTTCGCGAATCCCTTCTTCAAGAATGTTTCGTTCCAGCTGCTTAAATTCCTCGTTTGATAATGGAGGAATAAGGCTTTCAAGTTCCTGTAATATTTTCATAGTAATTTTTTAAAATAAAAAGAGCCCAATAGGTGCAAGACTACTGGGCTCATGTGAACAAAGTTTATTTTGTTCAAAATTCTTTAGGTGACTTGCACACCATCTAAAGAACATTACAAAGATAATACTTTTTTAATTCTTTTCATTTATACTTTTTTGAATATCATTCCCCATGATGTAACGGTTTTTTCATCGCAATGAAATTTAAAATTATATTGCTCGAACATTGATATCCATTCCTCTTTGCTTTTAAGATTAATGTGCCCCCATTTGGCATCCCACTCTGGTGTAGTTCGATTTGGAGTTGAGGTAAAGTAAAAATATTTTGTGCACGCTTTACTTAGTTCCGGAAGGATTAGTATTAAATCCTCGTCAAATATATGCTCAAATACTTCTGTGGAATAGATAGCATCATATTTGCCTTTTATCTTAAACTTACCTTTTGGTAATAAATACCTGTCCGGATTAACTCCTTTGCTAATAGCAAATTCTCTTTCATAAATATTAATGTCATAACCCATATAGTCATAAAGGTTATTATTGATACAAGCAGACAAGAAAAAGCCAAGTCCAGAGCCAAACTCAAATACACTTTTGCAGCCCATTGTTTTAAGGCATTGCACACCGTTAGCGTGGAGGTTAACAAGGCTTTGGTAGTTGGTAGTGGTAAAGCCAAGTTCAACGGATTTGTCGAAGAAGAATTTATCGTCTATCATTTTTAATATTCTAAGTTAGGAAAAGATGTCTTTACTGTCCAGTATTGAGTTGATAAATTAGATCGGACTTTCCATAAATTACTTGTATGGTAGCCAGACTTATAAAAGCATTTGCAAATACTATCTACTATTTGCTTTGGCTTCATGCCTCTGTTGTATTTGCTATAAATATACTTCTTGCAACCTTTATACCTTGGAAGATTCATAACGCTTGCCCATCCATCTATCATAGACTGGTAATCATTGTACGCTTGAAAGTCACATGGTATTTTCTTTCCTCCCTTATAGCAATCATCCATTGCTTTCATTTTACTTCCTTTGCCTGTGTACTTTATTCCTCCCGGATTAAGTGCCTTTAACATCAACTTACTTTCTAATCCATTACTTGTTGCCTCAATGATAAAGAAGGCATAGATAACAGATATAGGCAGATTAGTCTTTTTATGCATAGAATAAAAGAAATCATCGTACATAAAGCCTAAATAAATGCGTCTTAAATCTACTAATGACTTTCCCTTTAATCTTTGAAATCCTACTGCATCCATGTAGTCGTACAGCTCATCTTTCTCCATGTTCTTGATGGTATTGCCAGGAAGATTCTTAACATCAATGATAGAAGTATTTTCCTGCGGATATTCCTTTGCCGGATTAGGCGCAGAGTTCTGTGCTTTGTAACTACCACCTGCAAAACTGCTAATATACATGGAAAGGCATAGCATAATGCCAAGGAGGATAAGTTTAAAGATGTTGCGTCTGCGAGTGATGGGAGAGTAAACTTCCCATTCAAATTGATTGTTTTTCATACTAATTGGTTTATAAATGTTTATTAAAATGGCATATCATCGCCAAGGTCTAATTTGCCTACTGGCGGTGTAGCGGTGTGCGGAGTTTGTTCTGCGGATGGCTTACCTCCAAATTCTAAAGATGTGATTCTGCAATTTATCATTCCTACAGGCTCTCCGTTTTTCATGTAAGAATTTACAGTGCCTGATCCTTCTGCGACAATGTAAGTGCCTTTTGTGATAAATGGCGAAAGTTTAACGGCTCTTTCTCCCCATACAGAACAACCTACCCAAATAGTTTTTTCTCCAGGTGTTTGTCCATAGACCTTTTCGGTGTGGGCAATACTAAAAGAACATACAGTTGTATCTCCTACTGTCTTTAATTCTGCGTCTTGTCCAACGCGTCCAGAAACGATTAACTTTATCATAA